ATTGTTCGCGGGCCTCAATGTAACTACATTCTGCTTTACTACGACAGTAGTATAATATCTCTCTTTTGAAATTTTCTTTGCCTAAGTTCGCAACATCTGCACTGAGTTCGTTGCTTGATCCATAATATTCTTGCCAGTCGCTATCTATTTTGCTTCTGATCTTCTTCTTTTTCTTTGTGCCGTTTTTTAATTTTACTGTTTTATAAGTTGTTTTACTAAATTTTGCTAATTTCTTGCCTACGTATTTTCTATTATTTGTTAGATTGGTTATCAGGTACACAAACCCTACACAGTCTTCTGGTAGTTCATTTACGATCTGATCCTGGTGGAGCCACATTCTTTTTCTTACGCCTTGGCCATTTAGTAGTTTCCTGTAATGGTCGTCCGCGCACTGGGGGATTTAATTCCCAGTGTTTGTAATCTGCATCTTTGCAAGTACGCCATAACTCAGTCTGAAGTTTTCTCATTTCTTTGAAAAGTTTTCTCAACTTATACCCGTCTCTAACTCTTAGAGCATCGAAACTAAGAAACTTCGTGTTGTAGTTATGTATCTTTAAGATCAAGGCCAAATAATCTGAGTATAACTTGTTATACTCTTCAAGTGGCTCATTCAACAAAGTCTGTACTGTTGCTGTATGAAGTGTATCCATTTTCTTTTACCACTCTGAGTATGTTATTCACTCGACCCATCAGTTCATCTTTATGACTAATCAAATAAATGTTTTTGTTTCGTTCACGAGTCATCTTTTTAAGTACTGCAAGTGAACTTTCGACGCCTGCACTATCCATACCAGAATCTACAAGTTCATCAATAAACAATAAATTCATACTTTGGTATAAGCCTTCCCAAACATCTCGGAAAGCAAAACTTAAACTCAAAATTAACCTATTGCGTTCACCACGTGACAAGTTATCAAAGTCTAAATCTTGACCCAATTGAGTAATTTCTACACCCAAGTCATTTTGGAATATAACACGATGTGGTAAACCCAACTTGTCAATATAGTAACCTAGACGCTTATTTAAATAACTCAAGTTTTGATCAATGATCTTTTTACGAATAAAACTATCTTTGTTGGTTAGCAATTTTAATAGATACTCTTGATGATCCTTGAATTTTGTTAATTCGTTTACAGTATCCCATGAAATTTCTTGCAATGCGGAATTTTTTAATTCGTCAATTTGCTCATCATAGGGATTATTTTCATCAGCACGTTCAGTTAATTTACGTTCTAATGCATCTAAATTATTTTTGTGACCCAATGCTTCTGATTCAGTGTCATAAAAAGTAATAGGACGTTTGGGTTGTTTACCTATAGCTTCTAATTCATCCAAGATAGGAATTAAATCATTACCAATTTTGATACCATATTCTACAGATTCATTAAAATGCTTTTGTGCTACAGCGTTCATTTCTTCATGTTTATGATCATGAAGATCTTGTTCACACGCAGGACATGTCTTATCTTTTAACTTTTCTAATTCTTTCTGATACTTGTCACTGGCTTTTTCAGCCTGCATCAATGCGGCTTCTAATGTAGCCTTTTGTTTTTGTAAGCCCACAATCTTAGAATTATTTTCTTCCCATACCTTAAGTTGGGCATGTAAATCTAATTCATTGGCAATATCAACAGTAGATAAAGTCTCTATGCTTTTAATTAATCCGTTTATGTCTTGTTCTTTCTTAGTTTCCCAAGCGTTTCTACGGTTAATTAAACTATCAATACTTTTTTGTATGTTATCGTTGGCAACTTTAGTTGCTTCAATCTTGGCAGTTTCAATTACAATCGCATCTTTAGTATCTTTTAAATTAGATTTTAATGCTTCTGCTTTACTGCTTAACAATGTAATACCTAACAACTGTTCAATAATTTCTCGTTGATCAGCGGCCCGCATACTTAAAAATGGCTCAGTGTATGTGTTCAATGCCACAATGTGCTTAAACATTGTGTGTGACATTTCCAACATCTGCTCAATAGATTTTTGTGTATCTCTACTATCACCTTGTGCATCGTCATCTGTTTCGTCAGTTTTTAGCTGATCATTATTGACAAACAATCTTAAAACATTGGGCTTGCGTCCACGTTCAATGCGATAATTGTTTCCATCTTTTTCAAACTCTACAGTAACCAACATATTTTTTCCGTTGGTTTTATTAATTAAGTTTTCTTTCTTAATGTTTGTAAGAGCTTGGCCATACAATGCATAACTTAACGCATTGATAATTGTAGTTTTACCTGTACCATTTCGAGAGCCTGTATCATCTCCACCCAAGTCTAAGTTTTCACCTAGTACAAGTGTCAGTGATGATTGTTCAAAGTCTACAGCTTGAGTCTGGTTGCCCACACTCATAAAGTTTTTTACTGTTAAATTCTTGATGTGAAATGACATTATAGTTCGTTATAAATCTGTAAGAGTGTGTTTTTATCAAAAGCGCCGTTTTCTAAATTAACTAATCCTTCAGTGACAATTTGATCTACGCTTTCAAATAGGCTATCTGGATTTGTATCTACGGTACCGTCTAAATTGGTTTTATCTTGAACAAGACTAATTTCTCTGATATCATAATCAGTTAAAAACTTTTCTTTAATAAAGTTTGCTTCTTCAAAAGTAATATTAATGTCTAAGTTTACCTTGATGTGCATCTTTGATTTTAGAATAGTATCAGCCTCGTCAATTAGAGTGCTCAAACTAGTTGTTCTATACTTGGGACAATTCTCCCAATTAATATATTGAGGTTCTCCACCCCATTCTAAAATCATCATACCACGTTCGTCATCCCCTGTATCAGCAAAGTTATGAGGAAATGCATTGCCAATGTAATGGATCTTATCTCGATTCTGACGTTTGTGGAAGTGTCCACTAAACACATATTCTTGATTTTTAAAGTGACTAGCCTGTAGTTCACCATGGTCGGGCATTTGTACCATAGCGTTCATATAGAACAACGGTAATTCAAAATGTCCAAACATGTATCGGCTGTTGACTTGGCTAATAGTTTTCCACTCTTCCCCGACAAGCCATGGGACTAGGGTAACATCACCCTGGGTCATAATACTATCTACAACAGTGACCCCAGGTATATGGCGACCGAACGCCGATGAATGAATGTCACGCTTGTCTTTGTAAAACAAATCGTGGTTGCCGGGAAACCAGTAAAAATTTTCAAATGCCGCCCCTAACTTTTCTAGACAGCGTAAACTACTATCTAAGGTAAACAAGTTAAGGCTATTTCGATTGTGACTCCAATCACCAAGGAATATGCAAGTTTCACACCCTTGCTCCTTGGCGGTTGAAATAAACCAATCTACGAATTCTTCACAATCTTTTAAATGTGTGCCACTATTTGATTTTAAACCAAAGTGTATATCTGTAAAACACGCTACCTTTTTAAATAGGTTCATATAATTCTCCCTTTAAAAGTATAGCGTGACTGTAAGTAAAGATCAAGGAATAATGTTGTCGTTTTCAGTTTCTTCCTCGTCATCAACATCTTCGCTCTTTGGCATACGCATGTTTTTATAAATCTCTGCTTGCCGTGCAATTTCTTCAGCATACTCTTGGCTATTTTGTCGAGTCATACTTGGTGTTAGGCCATTTTCTTCTAACAAGTCATCACGGATGTTTTGACTTTTCTTTTCAATGTTTAGAATACGAGTAAAACTGTTAGTAACTGCGGCAGTATAGTAAGCAAAAGGATTTTCTGATTTAGATTCATCAAACTGTAAACCAATTTGACTTAACTGAAGAATCGCTTGACCCTTCATTTCTTCTACATAGGTATACCCACGCCAGTTGCTACGCTGTGCATATCTGTCGCTGAGTTTAATAAACATCTTACCTAGATTTTCTGTGATTCTGCCATTATCTTTGTCAAATTTGCCAGTATCAATTGAACCCTTCCAGTGGCTTTTACCTACGCAAATCAATTGATCTGGTTGATTATCGTCAAATTTCCAATGTTGGAATGGCGGGAAATTTACTTTTTCGTGACCATCTGCGGTGCTTTTAACAGTCTTTTTACGTCCAGGAGCAAGTGGAATATGCTCAAATGTCATAATACGAATGACAATATCTGTTTTAGCAATAGTTTTGTAGTCTGGAGTACATTCGGCTAGCTTGATCTTTTTGTCGCCGCTAGCCCTGGCTTGTGAAAATGCTATTAGTCCTAATCTCTTAGCGCGAGCTCTTTTTGCATCTGCGATAGTTCTGATATTGACTTTCTTGAGATCGGCTAAAATAATATCATATTGTTGGTATTCAGGTTTTGTAAAACTTGAATAAGAACATTTTGAACGGTGTATTTCTGCTAATAAATCTCTGTTGTTTAGGTATTTTACCTTTCTCCCCGTTGGGGCGATTGTGGTCATAGTCATCTTATTATTGTTTTCCTATATGTAATAGTGCAGTATCAGTTTAACACAGAATTTTCTAAAGTCAACCAATACTTTAAATAATAGCATATTATTTATGGTTAAATAATGTAACAAGGAAAATTATCTATGGCACAAGTATTTGAAGATGGCAGCTCGATTCAAAGTTTTGATGACGGCAGTACTCTTATAACCAACACCAACGGTGACGTCAGTAGTACAAACACAGTCAATGAAGCTCAGCAGTTGAGTGCAGACCGTATTGCCAACGCACCTATTGTGGGTGCCGCCACAACAGAAAATGTTGGCGGCAGTACTGTTGATCAATTATCTTCTAAATTTAATCAGCCAATAACTCCAGATGGTAGTACTCGAATAACTATTAATTCAGATCCAGTTAAACCCCTGCCCCCTGTTATTAATTTCAATGGCTCTCGTCAGGACATGAGGGTTAGAATTGAAGTGCCGTCAAGTTATCTACAGGCATTTACTAGTGGCTATGGAGATAATTTAAAAAACTCACATGGAATTATTTTTCCATATACACCACAAATTAGTATAGAGCACAAAGCAGATTACACTGGACAAAGTCCAATACACAGTAACTATGCTATATTTTTTTATAAAAACAGTATGGTGGGTGATATTAGCATACAGGGAATTTTTACTGTTCAAAATAAAGCAGATGCCGTGACTTACTTGGCATCTTTGCATTTGTTAAGGGCATTAACAAAAGGTCGATTTGGCGGAAGTGATCCTTTAAAAGGAAACCCGCCACCAGTATGTAGGTTGCATGCTTATGGTACATTTATGTTAGACAATGTTCCTATAGCAGTAACAAGTGTCAAGACTGATTTACCAGGTGACGTAGATTATTTTTATCTAAATGATCCACAATATGGTCAAGCAGCCGTTCCTACTAAGTCAACAATCAGTGTAACATGCAAGCCAATGTACAGTCGTCAAGAAATGTTAGATGCAACAGTACCAGACTGGTTAGCAAATAAAACTCAAAGAATTAATGGATTACTATAATGGCATCATATAACGCACTCAGCCCATATTTTTCTACTGGTCAAGCTAATGGATACTTAGATATAATAAATTGGCGTACAGTTCCAGCAGCCACAGATGATGTACTTTTTACAATTACTAAAACTTATGAAAGACGTCCTGACTTGTTGGCCTTTGATCTTTACAATGATGTTGGTCTATGGTGGGTGTTTGCAGTTAGAAATCCAGATGTAATTCAAGATCCTGTATTTGACATGGTCGCCGGAACACAAATTCAGTTACCAAAATTAAGTGCGTTAAAGACTGCATTTGGATTATAAGATGGCAGAAGTAGATAACACTACCGCTGAAAGAAAAACTGCGAATGCCAGCGGAGCCCAACTTAATATTTCACAAGCTGAAGTAGATACAGCATCTGCAGGTGCTAATGTATTAAACAACTATCGATCTGTAGCATATAATTTTACTTTAGCCGCATTGAGACATGGACAGTTAAATGATCCACAATTGTTTAATCCTAATAATCTTGATTTAATAGTTGCAACAACTAAAGGTAAAGCATCTACAGGACTGTCAAATACAGTTTCTGATTTTGCTAAACCTACTAACACTACTCAAGCCAGTTCAGACCAAACACAGTCGTCTTCATCAGCAGTTCCAAACGCTTCTAATCAAACAGCTTCTTCAGATAATAGCGATACTGCTATGAAAGCTCAACAAAATAGAAAACAAGCACTTGCTTATGTTGCTGATCAAGTAACTGGATTCAATCAAATCAGTCCAGGCAGATTTGATATGTTTGTTGACGATGTCAATATTGTATCTACATTTAAATTTAATGAAGCTTCGGCGGCATCTCTTCCAACAGAAATGTCTTTTGAAATAATTGAGCCTTACAGTTTAAATGGATTTATTGAAGCATTACAAGCATCGGCTCTTGGCGCAGGATATCCAGATTATTTGCAATGCAGTTATGTAATGGTTATGGACTTTACAGGATATCCAGACGGCGTAGGATTGCCAGAGCCAGTACCAATTCCGGGATCACTAAGATATTTCTTTATTAAAATTACAGAAGTTGAAGCAACTGTTACTCAAGAAGGTACGCGATATAAGTGTAAAGCAGTAATCCGTTCAGATTTAAATTTTGGTAAGTCAATTAGCAGTTTAAGAAAACAAACAGCCATTGAGGGAAACACGGTTGCTGATTTGTTAAAAGATTTACAAGACGGACTAAACAAACAAACAATAGAATCAGATGTATCAAAAGGCATTGGTACTAATGAACATGACAAATACGAAATAGTATGCCCAGAGCTTGATGAAAATAATAGAATGATATTGGGATCTGTTAATGTAGTTGGGCAAGGTAAATTTGAACCAGATAAAACATCTAAAGTCACTGTCAAAATGTCAAACATTGACAGCACTAAATCTGCTTACGGTAATAAACCAATTAGTCCTACACAGGCCGCGCAACAAAGTTCATCAGATTCAACTCCACCTGTAAAACATACAGCTCAGTTTGATAGTGGTGTGCCCATACATGATGTAATCAGTGCGATAGTTCGTGACAGCACATATGTTACAGATGTTTTAAAAGCATTTAATCAAGGTGGTGATCCCAATACTGTTGTTAAGGATCAAATGATTAATTACTTTGTTGTGGTTCCAGAAGTTATTGATAACCCAGGTACTTATAATCCTGTAACTAATGGTCCTTATAGAACATACCGTTATATGGTCCTTCCATACAAAATGGTTTATAATACTGCGGTCCCGGGACAAAATAGACAGTATATTGATGATAAAAAATTAAAAAAATATACTTTAAGAAATTACAACTATATCTATTCTGGTAATAATGTTGATGTTGTAGATTTTAAAATTAACTTCAACACATTATTTTACGAAGCATTGCCAAAAGGATTAGGTAACCCTCCTAAGAATACTCAAACTACTGATGGTAAAGCCAGCAATACCAATGAAAGTAATACAAAACAAAAAGATCAAACACCACAGTTAGGTGGCAATAATACTATTCCAACAGCGCCACGAACAGAAACTGTTGATGCCAGCAGTAATCAACCAGGCAACACTCCTAATGCATCTGCTCCTAACGGATCACCTTGGCAACAAATGGTCAAGGTAATGCATGAAGCAATTGTAAATTCTAAAGGTTCATTAATATCAGGCGAGTTATCTATTTTAGGTGATCCTTATTATCTTACAGCCAATGGAAGTGGAAACTATGCAGGTAAGAAAGGTGATGTAGGTAAGACATCTGGAAATCAAGAAGCATCTGTGAGGTCAGGTCAAGTTCTTATCAATATTAATTTTAACAATCCTATTGATATTAACAAAGCCACAGGCATGATGCAATTTGAACAGCTGGTATTGCCGTTCAGTGGAATTTATATGGTCACTGAAGTAAAGAGCGAGTTTAAAAACGGACTATTCAAACAAACATTGACTGTTAATAGAATTCCTGGACAGCCACAAAATTCACAACAAGTTCCTGATGACTTAACTAATCAGTTCGGATCAGCACCAAACCCACAAGATCAAATATCACAAGATACTGCTCCTCCAGGTTCAGGTAATCCTGTTACTAATGATGGCACACAGGCATCAAATCAAACAGCGTTAAATGTAACCGCACTTGGGTATACTGCAAACGGTTCTACTCCAGGTGGCTTGGGCGGCAGTAGTAATCCAGTATTTGGCGCTACAAACCCATCGGGTGGCTTGCCGTCCTCAGTTTACAGTATTGTGCCTAATGGGACAAATCAACTTGCTACTGGAATTAGAGCATCAACTCAAGGAATTTTTAATGCACAAAATGCATTATTAGGAACTGCCGCAACAGTTAATGCGGTTGCCAACATATTTGGAAGTACGTCACCAGTTGGCCCATCTGCGGTAAACAATATTGCAAATGTGGCCACAAATGTTAACAGTAATATTTCTAAACAATTGACTTCACCTTTATTAAATGCATCAAACAATGTCACTGGTGCTATTAATGGAGTTGAATCAAGTGTTAATTATGCAATATACGGAGCTACCAATAGTATTAATAAGGCATTTGGAATCAATGCCAGCGGTATTACTGGACTTACAGGTGCGTTGTCAAGCAATTTGCTTAACAAATTATTAAACACTCCGTCAAGCCTGCCAGCTAATGTTAATTTGGCATCAGCAGCCGCACAAGGTATTTTAATAAACAAACTTCCAACATTAACTAACATACCAGCAATACCTGTACCATTTAAGGTATTAAGAGATCCAGGCTTCATTGGCGGCAATCCAGTTACACCAGCAACTGCCAATGCAACATTTGAAGATCCGTTGGCCAATTTATATTCGTTGCAACCGCAAGTTGACAACACCGTGCAATCTGGTAAATTAGGTTCAAGCATTGGACTGTTTAATAAAACTGCCAATGTTAATGCGTCATCAGACGGAACTCAACTGGCAATTGGAAGTGTTTTAGGAATTAATTCAACAAAATTAAGTTCTTCTGTGAATAATCTTTACGGAAGCGTTAGTAACAACAATAGTGTAAGCCCCTTAGTTGCGGCGTTAAATAATCAAGATAATACAAGTCAGGCATAACCTATGACATTTGAGACAAGAGCCCGTTCGATTCCTCCAGGTAGTGGACCGTTTATTGCAACGGTAGTTAACCACTTGGACCCACTTCGAATGGGCAGATTAGAAGTAACAGTAGTAGATGGTGTGGCAAACTCACCATCGAATTCAGTTGAAACATATGTTGCTCAATATCTAAGTCCTTTTTATGGTGCAACTAATGCACTTTATGAAGGAACAAATAGTGCAGACTTTAATGATGTACAAAAAAGTTACGGCTTTTGGGCAATACCACCTGACATAGGAAATAAAGTCCTAATCATATTTGCCAATAGCGATCCTAATCAATGTTTTTGGATTGGTTGCATACAGCAGATGTACCGTAATCATATGGTTCCAGGTATTGCCGCAACCAGTTCTACAAATATGACTTCGGCTCAGCAAACAAAATATGCAACAGATTATTTGCCAGTAGCTGAATTCAATACTAAAACTGAGCCTATGAAGGATCCTAGGATCAACGATAAGCCTAAACCAGTTCATCCGTTTGCAGATAGACTGTTAACACAGGGGTTATTGTTAGATACTATTCGAGGAACATCATCAAGTAGTGCAAGACGTGAAGTACCAAGTCAAGTATATGGCTGGTCAACTCCAGGACCGTTAGATCCCAATGGTAAAAAAGCAAGAATAGGTGCTACAGAATCTAGTATTGCACCAGTCAGCCGTCTAGGCGGTAGTACTTTTGTTATGGATGACGGTGACGAAAATAATCAAAATGAATTGGTAAGAATTAGAACACGAACTGGACATCAGATTCTGTTACACAATTCTGCAGATTTGATTTACATTGGAAACAGTTCTGGATCTGCTTGGATTGAATTAACTAGTCAAGGCAAAATAGACGTATATGCGGAAGATTCTGTATCAGTACACACTAAGGGTGACTTTAACTTAAGAGCTGATCGAGATTTTAACTTAGAAGCTGGCAGAAACTTTAATGTAGCAGCCACAGGGGATTTTTCACAATCCATACAAGGTAGCTTAAACGTAATTGCTACACAGCATTTGATTGCGTCTTCTGGTGATTATAATTTAACTGTTGGTGGAAATCAAAATACTACTATCAGTGCGTCTTTGTTAACCACTGCATTAGGTCCTATAAACTTTACAGCTGGAGAAGCAGGAAACTTTACAGCCAACGAACAGTTGAATTTAAAATCTAGTGGGCTAGTTGCGGTTACTGCGGGATCAGATGTGTCTCTAAGTGGTGGATCAGTAACACTACAAGGTGGCATGATCAATATGAATAGTGTGCCAGCAACTGTAGCAAACTCAGCAACACCACCAAATACTCTACATCCACAAGGATTAAACTTGTTTGGTGTACCAACCAAAGATAAGACAACTGGTTGGTCATATGGCAATTTTTATAACGGATCAATTATTCCGTCAATTATGCAACGTATCCCACAACACGAGCCATGGGATCAGCATGAAAACATTAACCCAACGCAGTTTACATTAGCCAATACAGATTCAACAGTTGGACCAAGCGTTAGAGCAGAAAATGGAGCAATTATTCCAGCTGGACCATCTGCTAATACTCCTTACCCAGCACAATCTGGACCAGGTATCGATAAAGGTACAGTTCGCGGACAAAAATTCCCATGGAGTACTGATCAACCATTTCTAACAGCAGTTAAAACAATTTGTGAAGGATTTAATTTTGATCCATTAGACTTGTTAGGTGCGATGTATAATGAATCTGCTGGAACTTATGATCCGGCTATTATTGTTGGTGGTAAAACTTATACGCCAGGCTATGTCAACCCACTTGGATCTGCTACAGGTATGATCCAATTCTTAGAATCCACAGCAAAGGGACTAGGTACTACAACTGCACAATTGGCGGCTATGACTAGACCTGAACAGATGCAATATGTTAAGAAGTTCTTCCAACAGTTTGGATGGCCAAGTTCTAAATGTCCTAACCCAAATATTGCCAACATTTACATGACTATCTTCTTGCCTAAATTTAGATTTGCTCCGTTAGATCAAGTAATTGCTGATGGTACTCCAGGTTCTCCAACACAATCGTGGTATACAAGTAACAGTGGATTTGATAGAGCACCTAAGAAAGGTTATATTACCCCAGGCATGGTTGGTGCTCAAGCAGAATTACAAAAAACAAACGTGGTAAAAATTCTAAAAGCCGCAGGAGTTGGTATTGTTAAAGGACAACCTGACTACTTTACTGTACCTGCATCAGCAACTCCTGGATCAGGTACTCCTGTTAAATCTGGATCTGGCACTATTGTAACTGACAGTTCAGGTAAACCAGTAAGAACTGCACCTGATGCAACCAGTACGACTGACCCATATAGCGGTCTTGGGCTCTAATAAATAACTTATTATGCCATACAAATCACTTGAAATCACTAGCCCTTCATCAGTTTATAAACAGCCTCCTAAGACTGGACAGTTCTATATTGGGTTTAGTAGTGTTGATATTGGCAATACTAATTCTAAATTATACGATCTTGATTTAATTAAACAGGATTTTATTAATCAATTCAATACTCGTAAGGGCGAACGAGTCATGAATCCTAAATTTGGCACAATAATTTGGGACATTATTATGGAGCCAATGACTCCTGCAATTTATGATTTACTAGTTAATGACCTACAAACCATTTGTTCTAGTGATCCTAGAGTTAGCCCTACTCAGATTAACATTAACGAAAAGCCAGGAGGATATCTTGTTGAAATAACATTACTCCTAGTTGGCACTGACCAATCATCAAACCTAATATTAAATTTTAACAAAGAAGTTGGTTTGTCAGTGCAATAATCTGCGTGGTTAATTGCCACAATAAATACGGTATAGATAAAAGATTATGACAATTCCAACAACACCCTCACAGCTATTAGTTACAGAAGATTGGACAAAAATATACCAATCTAAGCCTAACGCAGAGTTTCAAAGTTACGACTTTGATACGTTACGCCGTATTTTAATCACATATCTTCAAGAAAATTATCCTGAAGATTTTAATGATTTCATTGAAAGCAGTGAGTATATTGCCCTTGTTGACTTAATTGCTTATCTAGGACAGAATTTAAGTTTCCGTATTGATTTAAATGCACGAGAAAACTTTTTAGAAACAGCTCAACGCCGTGATAGTATCTTAAGACTTGCCCAGTTAGTAAGTTATATTCCTAAACGTAATGTTCCTGCAAGTGGATTACTAAAAATATCTGCGATTGCCACTACTGGTAATGTATTGGATAATACAGGTGTTAATTTGGCCAATAACACAATTGTTTGGAATGACTCGACTAATAACAATTGGTATAGCCAATTTATGACAATCATGAATAATGCTATGCCAGGTTCCATGGCTTTTGGTAATCCTAACTCTAGTGGAGTTGTTGGCGGGATATTAAGTGAACAATATTTGCTTAACAGTTCTAATTTAGATGTACCTATCTATACATTTACACAGAACGTAAATGGTTCTTCTATGAACTTTGAAATTGTTCCAGGAACATTTGAAGGTCAAGATTACATTTATGAGGATGCACCTAAGCCAGGAAATCCAATTAGCCTTATCTATCAAAATGATAATCAAGGTTCTGGAAGCAATAACACTGGATTCTTTGCGTTCTTTAAACAAGGTAAAATGTCAGTTAGTAGTTTTACATTGAACAATGCAGTTCCAAATGAAATTGTAGGTATTAATGTTAGTAACATTAACAACACCGATACTTGGTTATGGCAGTTAGATCCTGCAGGCAATTATTCTAACTTGTGGTCACAAGTTCCGGCAATTAGCGGAAATAGTGTTATCTATAATAGTTTGTTGCAATCAAATAGAAACATTTACAGTGTAACAACTCGTGATCAAGATCAAATTGATTTAAACTTTGCTGACGGAAGTTTTGGTAATTTACCTAATGGTAACTTCCAACTGTTTTATCGTCAAAGCAATGGATCAGTCTACACATTAAAACCAGAACAAATGTCTGGTATTGTTGTTGAAATTCCATATGTTGACAAATCTGGCCTAAATCAAATTTTAACGTTAGTGCTAAGTCTTGAATATACCGTGAGTAATAGTGTTGGTGCTGAATCAAATGCAAGTATTCGACAAAATGCTCCACAACAATACTATACACAGAATCGTATGGTTACTGGTGAAGATTATAATATTGCACCATTGACCTATACAACTAATGTTGTAAAAGTAAAAAGTGTGAATAGAATCAGTAGCGGCATTAGCAAGTATTTTGAGCTTAGTGATGTAAGTGGAAAATATTCCAGCACAAATATTTTTTGTGATGACGGGGTGTTAGCAAAAAACACTACCAGTACAAATTTTGCTTTTAGTTTTGCCAGTCAAAATGACATTTGGATTGCATTAAAAAATAATTTAAATCCACAAGTTAACAGTACAGGATTATATTCTTTCTACTTAGACACTTATAGAAGTCAACTACCTGTTTTAGCAAATAGTTCTTTACAACTTTCATGGCAATTGTCTAATGTGGTATCAGGCCAAAGCCGTGGATACTTTTTAGGTTCTACCATTGGCGGTGCAGTTACAGTGCCATATGCAGTTGGACCAGTGTATTCTGCAATTTCATATCCAACATATTACATTGAACCAGGTGCAATGATTAAATTTGCCGCACCTAATGATATCAACGGTAACACACAATACTTCTTACCTGATGGAACAATTACTAATACTAAAACATACAATGCTACACAGTACATATGGACCACGGTACAACAAGTTATTGGTACAGGATCTAACAACGGACTTGGAAATTTAAGTGATGGTACTGGACCTATAATATTCTCAAGTGTGATTCCAAATTTATCAATACCTGTAGAAATTGTTCCTGCATATATTAATTCTTTAGGATTTACTTTTGAAACAAATATTGTTAATTTGTGTTTGTCTAATCAATCTTTTGGATTGACAATTGATCCAACATATAGGACATGGACTATTATTCAAGGAAACAATTTAAATCAATCCTTTGTTGATCCTTCAATGATGTTTGACTATGCGGGAGATACTACCAGTACAGGAAAAGATGCCAGCTGGTTGATTAAATTCTCTTGGCAACCAGGATCAAACAATTACCAAGTAACTGTTAAAAACACTGAATACATTTTTCAAAGTGCTTCACAGACTGGATTTTACATTGACGCATCTACTGTAAATTTTGATTATACAAACAATACAGTAATTAAGGATAAAATTTCAGTGTTGTCAGTCAATCCTGATTTAACTACAGGGTTTGCGTTGCCAGTAGATTATCAATGGCAAATTAATGGACCGATAGTTGAAACAGATGGATATGTTAATCCATCTAAAGTAACAGTAAGTTACTATCAACATCAGTCAAGCCAGCAATTTAGTTATATTGTAAATCCTGATACATTCAATACTATAATAGGCCCAGGGACACCTACAGTAAATATTGATGGAGTTACATATCCAGGACGTAATGGATTAAAATTCCAATACCAACACAATCCTAGTACACAGGTAAGAATTGATCCAGCTAAGAGTAATATTATTGACATTTATATGTTAACAGCAGATTATGATGCGGCTTTTAGAAATTGGCTTTCTACTGGAAACGGAACACAGCCATTGCCAGTTACTACGGTTGCTTTAGAAAATAGTTACGCATCAGTTCTTGAACCAATTAAAACTATTAGTGATCAAATTATATATCAACCAGCAAGTTATAAAGTACTATTTGGAAATACTGCAAATATAAATTTAAGAGCGACCTTTAAAGCAGTCCGTAGCAGTACTACCACATTGAGTGATAATGCAATTAAGTCACAAATACTTGACGGCATTAATAGTTTTTTCAGTTTAGAAAATTGGGACTTTGGACAAAGTTTTTATTTTAGCGAACTAGCCACATACATAATGAACTTATTAACACCAAACATTACAAACTTTTTAATTGTGCCAGCATCAAGCGGTTTTGGCGGATTATACGAAGTTGCATGTCAGTCGAATGAAATCTTTATCAGCGGAGCAACTGCTGATAATATACAAATTATTAGTGCCGCAACTGCCGCACAATTGAATGGAATGTAAGAATGACAACGTCAACTATTCAGTCAGTTAGTTTATTACCAGTTTATTTTCAAACAAGTAAAAACGCTAAATTTTTATCAAGCACAATTGATCAACTAATTCAACCTACTGAGTTAGAACGATTAAATGCTTTTATTGGATCAACTTCAACTCCTACTTATAAAGTTGGTGACAACTATATTCAAGAGGATAGCGGTTTACGACAAGCATACCAATTAACTCCTGCGTTAGTTACTCGTGATATTAATTCAGTAATACAGGGTGTTACTGCAATTGATGATTTAGTAAATGAAATTTCTACAGCAGGCGGTATCACTGATAATTTTGATAGATTATTTAGAAGTGAATCTTACTCTTATTACCCACAAGTAAATTGGGACAAGTTAGTAAACTATCAAGATTATTATTGGTTACCTACTGGGCCAAAACTTATTGAGTTTGATCAAGATAAACTTGATGTGGCTAATGTTGTAGTTGGTCAAACCACTGCAACTTTAACAGTGGGATCACAATCTTTATCTCTAGCAAATGGTATGTTAGTAGCATTTAGTGGTCAAGGTGTTGACCCTATGTATCAATACCGTGAGTTCTTTGTTGAAGGTGTAGGAACATCAATCCAATTAATACCGTATGACGAATTAATAACTCCTGAATCGATTGCTTCTCCAGGATTAGATTTATATGACACTGACAATTTTGATACCTATGCGTTTGATAACGATAGAAACATGCCTATCGTTCCAGAGTATGTAACAATAAATCGAGCCAGTACTGATAGGAATTCTTGGTCTAGATACAATCGTTGGGTTAGTGCTGATGTAATTGCATCTAGTTCATTAATTAATGGTGAATCTGTAGAGTTGCCTGCGTCACAGCGTGCTACTCGTCCTATTGTAGAATTTAATGCTAATATACAATTATACAATTTTGGATCTACAGCAATTAAACCAGTAGATTTAGTTGATACAACAACTAAAGAAGCATTTTTAACTATTTCAGGTTCAAGTACTAGCACTGGTGTTCTTAATACTGCAACTACTCAGATTGATGGTGTAAACCTTGAACATGGAATGCGTGTTATTTTTACAGCTGACTTTGATGTAAATGTCCGAAGTAAAATTTATAAAGTTGAAATTGTTACTACAAACAAAATTTCAAAAGTAGCATTACTGCCTGATGACGACACTGATCCCGCAGTAAATTCTTCAGTGTTGGTTACACAAGGAACAACAAATGGCGGTTCTACTTGGTGGTTCAATGGCACTGACTGGGTGTATGCTCAACAACATACATACCTAAATCAAAGTCCACTATTTGATTTGTTTGATAGTAATGGTATAAGCTATTCTGATGTATCAATGCACCAAACAAATTTCCATGGAAATAAGATTTTTGGTTATAGTATCAACAATAATAATACAGTTGATCCTGTATTGGGATTGAAATTAAATTACAGAAATTTGAATACTGTTGGCAGTTTCCTTTTTGAAAATTACTTTTCTGAATCATCAATTGTTATATCTAATCCAGATTTGTCTACTGTACAAGTTCCTACAATTAGTACATATTTTAAAATTAATGGAGATTTAGTAAACGTATGGAGTGATTTGATAGCTCCACCAATCGTCACTGATAGCAATGGTTATTATGAATTGCCATTAAGTCTAACAAACAACCCGTTAAATGGTAACCTTAATTATTTTACATTATCGGATCTTACTGAACATGCGAATACCAATCAACGCCTTGTAGCAAATGGAATAAATCCTATTGCATTTGCCATGATGTTTATTGGCAAAAAGAATAATAGTGCAATAGATTCTATTATAAAATCTGCTGAAGCTTACAATTATTTTAAATTAACATTAATAAATTCTCTATCATCTGGTATCAACTTTCCTAACAAGAAGTATTATAACAATCCTAAATTGGCACTTGATACCATTGTAAGAAATCTTAATGTTAATAAAACAGCACAAAGCCCATACTATCTATCAGATATGATGGCTTATGCTGACGAAAAACAAACAATTAATTATACCGTAACTAGTGCATTGAGCCCTACTTACCCATTATTAAAACCGTTTGATATTAATGTTCCATCTTTTAGAACTATCTATGTATATCTAAACAACAAGTTATTGACATACAATGTTGATTATACATTTGATTCAATTGATGGAACTGTTGTAATTTCTCATCATTTAAATCAAGGTGATTTAATTACCGTCGATGATTATTATGATACTCGTGGTAGTTTTATTCCACCAACTCCAACTAAGTTAGGATTATATCCAGCATTTGTTCCACAAATGTTTATGGATAACACTTATTCATCTGGTCCAGTTAATGTTATACAAGGCCATGATGGCAGCTTAATGGTTGCATTTAATGATTATCGTGATGCAATTATATTAGAATATGAAAAACGTATCTACAATAATATTAAAGTAGCATACCGTAATAATTTATTTGACGTTAATTCTGTCAAGCCAGGTGCTTTTAGAAATAGTGATTACAGTATATCTGAAGTAAACAGCATAATTGAATCTGATTTTATCCGTTGGGCTGGCGAATATGGAATTGATTATGCATCAAACAACACATATGATTCGGCAAATCCATTTACTTGGAACTATGATCAATCGTTTAACCAAAAATTGGGAATTCCTGTAAACGGAAGTTGGAGAGCTGTGTTTGATTACTTCTATGACACAGATAGACCTAATACTAACCCATGGGAAATGTTAGGGTTTATTTCTCAACCTGATTGGTGGGTAAGTGAATATGGTCCTGCTCCTTATACATCTGGTAACAATGTAATGTGGGGCGACATTGAAGCTGGTAGAATATCGCAAGGTCCTACAGCAGGTGTTAATACATTCTATGCTCGTCCAGGATTAAGTAAAATTTTGCCAGTTGACGATAACGGTGACTTGCTAGATCCGGTGACAATTGGACTTATTGGCACATACAATCCTCTAACAATTGGATATGATTGGGCTATTGGTGATCGTGGACCAGCAGAAACTGCTTGGAGACGTAGTAGTTATTGGCCATTCGTTGTTCAACGCCTAACAGCATTGACCAAACCAGCAACTTATTCTGCATTGATGTATGACCCATACAATATGAAAATTAATGCAGCCGGACAATGGACATATGGCGATAATGAATCGTTTATCCAACTTAACAACGTACCAATACATGGTGAGAACACTGTTGCTACCAGTGGGTATAGTGTATTTGTAAGTGAAATTAATAGACAACGAACACAGAACTACATTCAAGAATTGCGTCAAGATTTGCAGTATGCAGATTTTAATTTGTTCCATAAGGTTGGCGGATTCATAAACAAAAATACTTTACAAATTATTATTGATGCTTATGAGCCTACAACACCTGCACCAGGTGCAATACTTCCAAATGAAAGTTATAATTTAATTTTAAATTCTAGTAATCCAATTACAACGGTTGGCATTTCTGGAATTATCATTCAACGAGTTAACGGCAATTTTGTTGTAAGAGGTTACGATAGAACAACACCATATTTTAATTACTACAAACCTGTTAGAAACAGAGCAACTCCATCTATAACAGTTGGTGGAGTTACAGCACAATATGTGACATGGCAACCATATAGTTCGACTGGTGCTAATGGATTATCACTGAGTCAAACTACTACTGCTAGATCTGCACCGACAACTAGCTTCTATCAAAAGGGTCAAATAGTACAGTACGGTTCAAATTATTATAGAGTCCTAGTTTCTCATCAAGCCGAAGCTGTATTTGACAGCACACTTTATCAGATATTAGATACTTTGCCGACTACTGGTGGTGCTACGGTACAGTTAGCTGATGTATTTGATAAGACTATTGTAAAAGTTCCTTATGGTACTACATTTACATCTGTACAAGCCCTGTATGATATGATTGTGGGCTATGGCGCATGGTTATCTGATCAGGGATTTGTGTTTGATCAATTCAATCAAGATCTTGGGGTTGTTAATGATTGGGGCCTAAGTGCTAAAGAATTTTTATACTGGACAACTCAAAATTGGGATACTAACAATGTTATTTCCATCAGTCCGTTTGCAGACCAAATTAAATTCCAAAAAAATAATGCTGTAGTTGATAACATTTTTAATAGTTTTTACAACTACAGTATTGCTCGTGCTGATGGTACACCTTTCCCTAAGAACAATTTATTTGTTGCAAGACAAAATGGTGTATTCACAATCAACACGATTAACACTACTGAAGGAATATATTTTGCACAGTTGAATTGCATACAAAAAGAACATGCTATTGTGTTTGACAATACTGACATTTTTGGTGATGTAATTTATGATATTCAAACAGGCGAACGCCAAGAAAGAATGAAACTAGTAGGATTTAGAACTTCTAAATGGAACGGTGATTTCTTTGCACCAGGCTTTGTGTATGATGAAGCGTTGGCTGTAAATTGGACCCCATATACCAATTACCTTGCTAGTAGCATTGTAAAATATAATGGATTATATTACAGTGCCAAGAAAAATATCAATAGCAGTTCCACATTTGACTTTACCAAATGGAATAATTTAGGAACTCAACCTGTAGCAGGATTGTTGCCTAACTTTGATTATAAGATTGGACAGTTCAACGATTTTTACAGTTTAGATATTGATAACTTTGACTTAGGGCAACAGCAAGCCGCACAAAATTTAATTGGTTACATTCCTAGAACATATCTAAACAATGTGTTTACTGATCCTATCAGCCAATACAAATTTTATCAAGGATATATCAAGGACAAAGGTACATCAAACGCCATTGCAAAACTATCTAAAGCATCATTAAATAATTTAGGTAGTGTTGTTGGATATAGAGAAGAATGGGCATTCCGAGTTGGACAATATGGAAGTTTCACTACATACAACGAATATGAAGCGCCATTGCATGAAGGAACATTTAAAGAAAATCCACAAATTGTCACATTTGTAACTCCAGATCAAGTAACTAATGATGATTTAATTTATTATATAACCCCTAGTGATTTGGCAATAGGTGCAGGATCTTTGCCTAGTATTGCTACTACCAGTTCAAGCAATGATGCATTTAAATTAATTCACGCAGGGTATGTTAGAATTGATGATGTTAATGCTACTGCTTACAACCAAAATAGTTTGTTAGACATTGCTAATAACGGAATTATCAATGACGGAACTACTATTTGGTTAGGATTCACCCCTAATGGTAGCTGGGACGTTTTACGATATACTTTCCACTCAGCTAGTATTATTGATGTAAATGCATCTCAACCATACAGTGCGATAACATTTACTACATCCGTACCTCACGGATTATCTGCAACACAAATTATATCTATTGTAGATTTTAATTCAGAAGTAGACGGAATCTATCAAATTACAAGTGTGCCATCTAGTACAGAGTTTACTGTTCCAAGCACCCTGTCATCTATTGATTTCCCTAATCCTGCATCACCAGGGTTCTTGTTTACATTTGAATCATCTAGATTCCCGACATTTGACCAGTTACCCTCTGACCAAAAACTTTACAAATATAAGAACGGTTCGTTTATTTGGGTAGATTCTGGTAACAACACTGACAACAATGGTTGGGCAGTTTACGAAAAAGTTTTGAATTACACTACTACTGTAACTTCAGAATTGTCGACGCCAGTAGATGAAGGGTTTGGATTTAGTATTCACAAACCTAAAGGTCAGTCTTATGTTTTAATTGGATCGCCTAAATTTGGAACTACAGGTGCATATACTGGCGGTGCTGGTCTATATCAGTCTACCAATAATGCATTGATACCTATAACAATTTATCAACCATCGTTGACCCCAGGTAACAATAATCAATTGGGCTATTCAGTATTTTATGATGACATGAAATTCCATGGATCACTTTATGGTTTAATGTTTGCAGGTGCACCGGGATCATATAACAATAGTGGTACTGTAAGAATTAGTAGCATTGACACAATTTTTAATGAAAAATTACAAATGTGGCTTACAAATCCAGGATCATCTACTGCACAGTTCGGTTCAAGTTTATTTGTTCAAAGAAATACTGCAACTAAATTTACATTAGTTGGTGCTCCTATGGACACCGATGGTGTTGTTCATGCTTATGCAATTAATGGTACAACTGCTACGGTGACAGCAACTTATATCAGCACAGTTCAACCTAGCGTAACATTGACATCTAACAGTCAGTGGGGTTACGCTATTGCAGGGTCAGATGATGCTAGTGTAATTGCTATCGGCGCACCGTATCATGCAAACAGTGGAACAGTACAAGTATTTTATAATCTTCCATCTGGAATAACTCCAGGGGTTGCATTAGTATCGTCGTCAACCTTCCAAGCCGTTGGAGCACAATTTGGATATTCAATTGCATTGAGTACTGATTTTAATTACCTAGCAGTTGGCGCCCCAGGTGTATCTAATAGTGATGGTAGTGTGGGTGCTGTAGGTATTTTCACTGCAAGTGGATCAACTTATGTACTAGAACAAATTATTACAAATCCAGTAACTGGGTTAGGAATGAAGTTTGGTCAAGCAGTGGCATTTGATGACAACTTAGCAACATTGGTTGTAACAGCATTAGGTACTAACACAAATGTCAGCACTACTTTTGACGTTGACACTGAAATATTTGACTTAGATACCACACGCTTTGTTGAAGAAGAACCACAGTCTGGATCTGTTTATGTTTACAATAGACAAAATACTAGATATATCTACAGCGAAGAATTAATCAATGCAATTGAATCAATTACCACTGGTACTGATTACGGAACTAGTGTTGCCGTTGATGGAAATATCATTGTTGGTGCTCCTGGTATCAGTGGTAACATCGTAAGTAATGTTTATCAGTTTACAAAAATTAATTCTAATATTGCAGGTTGGAACCAGATTAGAGTTCAAGATGATTTGGTACTACCAGAGGCTGTACAAAGAATATGTTTGATTAATACTGCAACCAATAGTGTAGTCAATTATTATGATTATGTAGATCCATTAAAAGGAAAAATACTTGGCATTGCTGATAAAGAAATTACCTATAAGATGCCAAGTGACCCTGCAATTTATAGTGTAGGTACAGATAGTGTTAATGTTAACACCAATGCCAGCTGGGTAGATGACCATGTAGGAGAACTATGGTGGGATATCAGTACCGCAAAATATGTATGGTATGAACAAGGCAATTTAGAATTCAGAAGAAGCAATTGGAATAAACTATTCCCAGGTGCAACTATTGATGTTTATGAGTGGGTCGAATCAACACTATTACCTAGCGACTGGGCAGTACAAGCAGATACAGCCGCTGGATTAACAAAAGGTATTAGTGGACAGCCAAGAAATGTTGACAACTCTACTGTATCTGTCAAACAAGTATATGATGCAGTTACAAACAGTTTCAGTAATGTTTATTACTTCTGGGTTAAAAACAAAGTCACAGTTCCTAATGTTGCCAACAGAAAAGTTAGTGCATTTAATGTGGCAACATATATTGCGAATCCAACCGAAGCTGGTATACAGCATGTAAGTATTATTTCTTCAAACACAATAATGCTATCCAACTTGGGACTAGAATTAGAATCTGATAAAATTAGTATTAACTTGGCAATTGACAATTCATTTAGTGAAATCCCTAAACACACTGAGTGGGCATTAGTACAACACGGATTGCCAGAACAAATCTTACCTTCACTGATTGAAAAGAAAATACTAGATAGTTTAGTTGGGCGTGATATCTTAGGAAATCCAGTACCTGATCCTACTTTAAGCGAACGAGCAAAGTACGGTATTAGTATTCGACCACAGCAAACTTTATTCAAAGATAGATTTACTGCTTTGCGAAATATTATTACCTATGCTAATTCTGTTTTAATTGGTATGCCAATTGCCGATACTGCATATCTAGGAAATTTATTAGCTACTGAAGCCGCACCTACCCAGTATACAACAGTTGAAGATACAAATGAATTGGGTCTAATAAGCACCAGCACTACTGCTACTGTGACTGTATTAGCTGATAGCTATTACAACAATGGTTGGGCAGTATACGGAGTAAACACTTCAACATATACATGGCAACGAATCCAAACACAAAGTTTTAATACACCTGCGTATTGGAGTTATACAGATTGGGCAAGTAATGATTATAATCCATACAAGGATATTACTGCACAAATTGCTGACCCGTATGTGTTATCAGAATTAAAATTTGTGCCTGGGCAATATGTAAGAGTTAACAATCTTGGAAATGGCAACTATGCTGTTTTAGAACAAGTTAACACTTCGACTCAAACTGGCAATTTTGGAAACAATTTTAATGTTGTATATCTACAAAACGGAACCATACAGTTCCTAGATACATTATGGAACCAAGGATATGGGTTTGATGAGACCTACACCTATAATCAAACATTATACGATCAAACACCTGATACTGAAATTAGAACAATTTTAAATTCATTAAAGAAAGATATTTTTGTTGGCGATTTGGCAGTACATTGGAATAACATATTTTTCATTGCTGTCAAGTATGCAATGACTGAACATCCTTTCCAAGATTGGGTATTTAAAACATCGTTTATTAATGTAACTAACTTTGCTGGTAAACTATCTCAACCTGCAATTTATAAATTGCAAGATAGTGTCTTCTATGAAAATTACATCAAAGAAGTTAAACCTTATCATACACAAATTAGAGAATTTAGAACACAATATTCATATACTGATACATCTAGAACGATTGTATCAGACTTTGATTTCCCTTCTTCATGGAGTTTTACAAAGGGCAATTTTGTTGCCGCAACTGTATCAGCTACTGATGTAATGTCAAATCCAGTGCGTGAAATTGATACAACATTGACATTTGATAGAGTTGGCACACAAAACCAAATAGGATCATTACCAGTAACTGACAAATTTGTTGGTGATGGAGCAACTGCTGAGTTCCCACTAAGTTGGGTAGTTCAACCAGATAAATCCAAGATTGTTGTTACCTTGACTGGACAATTTGTATTACCGACAAATTACACAATCAAATACTATACAGAAGAATACAATGGTTACGAAAAATCTTATAGCAGTTTAGTATTTTTAGATACAATTGATCCACCGGGTGTTGGTGTTACTATATCAGTCACTTACCAAAAAGCTACATCTATGATGACAGCAGTAGAGCGTATTCAAAATTATTATGCTCCTACTTCAGGTATGCCGGGTGCAAGTTTGGATCAATTAATGGTTGGCGCAACTGACCCAAGAAGCCAAATTGGTGGACAAAATGAAGGTAAGTTTACTGGAACAAATACATTTACAAATTTCATAAACATCAATGCTCCTGCAATGATTAACTCGTTGACATATGATACATTAGTCAACGGCGGCCCAATTTATCCTACATTTATTTCAAATAATTTAGTTGGAGCATTGGGAATTGATCCTACTGAATTAAACATTGACGGTGGATACAATTTTATATCTACAGTAGCAAGCCCTGCCCCAGAAGAAGTTGTTCCAGGATTTACAGCAGATACTTTAGGTATTGATGTTTATACCAAGCCATTAAATACTCCTCCAGTGATATTAGATTACTCACAGCGTATTGTGGCAACAACTACAAATATTACTATTGATTTAACTACTCGTCCAACAACTATTGAAAGCATAATTGTTACTTTCAATGATATTGAATTTAACTATCAAGGTAACAGTTTATTTACATTGTCAAATCAGTTCACTATTGATTGGCAAAATAATGAATTAATTGTGGCACCACAAATAACTGATGGTAGATTGTCGTATACTATTATGGGTGTGGGAGATAATACTACTTCAGGCATTGGACTTATTGACAAGGCATCGCAACCTTGTAACGGCACTACTTCTACTGAAGTTACTGGTTTGGCCAGTTACTTTGATGTTGTTAGTGCTTATGTAACAGTTGATGGAGTTCCTATCTCGCAAGGATTTACATCTACTACTGCATACTATGATTTAGGACCTGCTAATGCAAGTGATAAACGAGCCACAGCATTGGTGTACAATTTAAATCCTGCCGCATCACATGGTGTTCAAGCATGGTTCTTTGGAAGTTTGCAAAATAACTTTAATAAGATTCAATCGCAATCAACTCCATGGACAACTGCATCATATCCATTGATTTATGCTCCTGATACTACATATGGACCGCCTAGTGACCAAGTTATTGTAGAGTTAACTACTCCTACAGGTGTTACTACTAGATTGCGTCCTCCATATACAACATATTATACTGTACAATCTACAGCAACTACTACATATCCTATTGTAGATTTAACAAATACTAATTTTGTTTCATTTAGCACAAACACAAATGTATATCAAAATGGTGTATTATTGACATATGGCAGTCAGTATACATTAACAAATACTACTACAGTAATATCTTCTCAACTAAACTTGGGTGATACTATTGCTGTGGAAGTGTTTAACCCAACTAACATTTTCAATACTGTTACAAACAATGCAAGTTATTCTTATGATTACATGATAGGTTTTAATTCTTTCTTTAATCAATACTATATGCAATTGAGTCCTAACTATTGGGGATCTAACTACTCTGGTAGTACAGTCAAGATCACATCATTTACTAATCAAGATAGTATGTTGATCCAGACTCAAACGTTTGTTGGTAACCCTCGCAGAACATTTAAACTTGACAGACCTGTATTAGATTCTGCATATGTTTGGGTTACAATTAATGTGTCGGGCAGTGAATTAATTTTAACGAATGAAGTTGATTACCAAATGTTGCCAGATCATATGACAGTATTAGTCAGTGATGCTTACACAATTGCACCAACTGACAGTGTTGTTATTATGAGTTTTGCCAGCCCAACTGTATCAAACGAAGTTTTAGGTTATAGAATTTTTAATGATATCTTAGGCAGAACATCATACAAACGATTGAGCAATTTAAATTCAACTTACTTAACTCAACCATTAACTTTTGCTGATACAAGTATTAATGTTGCAGATGCAACAGTGTTGACACCACCAGATATTGATGCAAATATTCCTGGTGTTGTATTAATTGATGGTGAAAGAATTGAATTCTTTGAAATACAAGGCAATTCATTAACTCAACTAAAACGTGGCACATTAGGAACAAGCCCTGCACAGTATTTAGAATATGGCACAAAAGTTATTGATCAAGGAACGTATCAAACCTTGCCAGTATCTGCTGATCCAGTGCTAGTACAAAATACATTTACAAATGCAAGTTTAGGTAACACCTATGTTATATCTACAACTACAGTAGTCGGCGGATGGTATAATTCTATTACATCATCTACTGTAAAATGTGATGGTATTAAATTTATAACAACTGCTACATTGGGCACATTGCCTTATGATCCTTATACAGGTGATTTGAAGTATGGTGTTAGAACTTACTCTGTTTCTACAGCAAGTATAGAAGCCAAAGATCAAGTTCAAGTGTACTATGGCGGATATCAATTGCGTAAAAATGTATCGTATTGGCATGATACTACCGTGGCATATGATAGTATTGATCCTAGCCAAATTGTTGGAACCGTACCTACAGCATCGGCTTTGAGTACTGTAACAAATTATTTTGGCAATGCGTATGTTTGTCAAGATACTGGTTATGTGTACGTATGTACCTTACATCAATATAGTTCTACAGCAACGTCATTGTATATTGATTCTGGGTTACGCCAAACACCGGCTGATTTCTATATTATCAATACATCAACAACACCTACTTTAATATTAAATACTGCAACAGTAAAACTCCATACAGGAACATTGTTGTCGATTGTTATGAAACATGGCGGCCCAAGTTGGAATGATGCTGACCCAGCTAACCCTATGATTAACACTTTATCAATATTAACCAGTACTAATGTTGTCGCTCAATTCTTACGTGAAGGTCCAGCATTATTGCCAGACAACTCCTTCTATGGTGGAAATATTGAATTACAAGATAACAGTGGAACAGCACTAACAGACCAAAACGGAAACCCATTACTAGGATTTTAAAATGTCAAATATTAACTTATTGCCCGTAACCAATAATACTCAATCAATGTATTTTCTTGTAGCCGAAAATGGCATTGCAAACAGATATTCTTGGCTTTCTTTGGCAAATTCAGTACAAGCAATTGGCCTACAGGGCGCAACTGGTACTCAAGGTACTCAAGGAACTAGTGCTAGTGTCCAAGGGTTGATTGGTAGTCAAGGAGCAACAGGTGCAGGAACTCAGGGTGTATCTGGAATACAGGGCATTGCTGGTAGTCAAGGTACTGCTGGACAATCTCCGTCATTTACTTCAGTATCAGTTCCCGCAAGTTCAACATCAACTGGTGTTGTTGGGCAAGTATCCGCAGATTCTACATACATTTATATCTGTGTTGCTACCAATACTTGGAGACGAATTTATAGTCCTGTGTCCGCCTCTTTTTAAATAGAATAAATATTATCATGAATACATCAACAGAAAAAAAGCCCAATGAACAGGGAAATATCGCTCTAAGAGGGCATATCAAGATATTTGACCCTACTACCAATGAAGTCTTTATTGACAAACCTAATGCTATCAATTATGAAACTTTTAGTCTGAGTTTAGCACAAAGTATCAGCAATCAAGGACTTGGAACAATTGAAGGCATTGCATTTGGCAACGGCGGAACACGGGTCGATAACACAGGCATTATTACATATCTAACCCCTAACGTAATTGGTACTGGCGCTGGACTTTACAATCAAACATATTATAAAGTAGTTGATGCACGTCAGCCATATGATTTAGATCCAGCTAGAAACTTTATGCAAGCCAGACACGTAGCTGGTGCATATTATAGTGATGTATTGATTAGTTGCTTGTTGGATTTCGGCGAACCAAGCGGGCAACAGGCGTTTGACAATGCCGCAAGTTCGGACGGAACATATGTGTTTGATGAATTAGGTATCCGTGCATATAGCCCAAATGGAGCAGGAACTGGCCCATTATTAACCCATGTTATTTTCCATCCTGTACAAAAAAGTTTAAATCGTATAATTCAAGTAGATTATACAATTCGTATACAGAGTCTAAGTGCTGGAGCATAATAAATGGCCTACACAATTTTAAATAACAACGGTACAGTATTATTGAGATTGGCCGACGGGACAGTCAACAGTACACTGACCAGTGTTGCTTTTGTTGGCCGAGATGTTGCAGGATACGGACAATACTACAATCAAAATTTGGTTACACTACTAACCAACTCAGCAAATCCTAATTATAAACCACCATCGAAACCAATAGTTGGACAACTTTGGTACGATACAACTTATAATAGATTAAGAATATTTAATGGCACACAGTTTGTATCTGCAGCCAGCGCAGTTATTAATCCAACAGCACCTGCGGGCTTGACTCCGGGTGACTTGTGGTTTGATAGCACAAACAATTTGTTAAATTATTTTGATGGATATCAATACGATTCAATCTCTACGTATGCTAGGGCATCAGGGTTAACTGGATGGATTTTCTTAGATCCAGCCAAGGGACAATACATATTAGATAATACTAATATTCAACAAAAGGTAACATTACTAGAAAACTACGGACAAGTTCTAGGAGCAATCAGTAACTCAAACTTTGTGGCCAGTGCAAATGATAGTACAAATATTTTAAGACTTGGCGCAGCCAATACAAATAGTCTTACAGTAGTCCAGGGGTTGAACATTATTGGTAATATTGCGGCAACTGGAACCATTTATGGTAATCTAGTAGCTGGTTCAATTCAAGCAAACAATATTGGAACAACGTATTTTACTGCTACTAATGCGGCAGTGGTGCATTTGGCTGTCGCTAGTACAGCAACAATGGCTGATATTAATTCGACTGGTACAATTCAGACTTCTGGATTAATGCAATCTAATGCAATGAGCACTACAAATCTATTAGTATTGGCATCTGCAATATTTAATGGACAGTTAGATGGTACTCACTCATCTGCTACATTCAATGTAGTTACTGCAACAACATTGATAGTAAAAAGTACTTCGACTTTTTCAAATGTTACTGCTACTAATTTAATTGTCCAGGGACAGACTTTACTAAACGGCGGTGTAGTGACTACTGCATTAACCGCAACAAATGGACTATATTCAACTGGACAATTTACTGGCGGGTATTCAGATGGTATCATTGTAGACTATGCAAATGGTAACGGCCGTATTAGTGTTGGATCAAATGACCAAATAACAATGTATGCGGCTGGCGAAGCTGGAACACCTATGATGACGGTGTCCACTCAAACTACTACGGTAACCAATTCCTTAAATGTTGTTGGGGCATTGTCCGTTGGCGGAGCAATAACAGTTGCGGCAACAGTTGGTACTCCGGCGACATTTAAATCTCTTTCCACTACCACTAATTTGGCTCAACCAGTTACTTGGTTGCACATTACAATTGGTGGAGCGAACTACTACTTACCACTATTCCAATAAAATTATGGCATACATACTTACAAAAACTAGCGGCACGGTACTAACAACAGTACAAGATGCTACCATTGATAAATCAACCAGTTTAACCTTTATAGGTAAAAACTTTGCTGGTTACGGACAAGCTATTGAAGAAAATTTTGTTGGCTTATTAGAAAACTTTAATAATATTACACCACCAACAACACCTGTACAAGGGCAACTTTGGTTTAATTATCAAACTCAACAGTTGAATGTAAATTCAGATGGCATGGACAATTGGAAAGGTATTGGTAGTGTTACTGTTGGATCAACCTCCACATACAATACTAATCCATCAGATGGCGACCTTTGGTATAACAATGGTACATTGTATGGGTATGATCATGTAAATGGATATGTGACTATTGGGCCTGCTACAGGCAATAATTTTAGTTCATGGCAGTTTGGCAGAGAAGCACAAACTGGCGGCGGCACACCAATTGCTTGTATTCGTGGCTATGCAGGAACTTTACCTGTAGCAGTAATTTCAAATAATAAATTTTATCCAGCCGCATACAATCCAGGTGTACAGGCAGACTTGGGAGCAGGTATTGCTCAAAATACATTTACTGTAGTGGCTAAAGGCATTACACTTCCAGGGGCTGATCCAGTTACTGGTTCAACATTGGGCAGTGGATTTTATTTCTGGGGAACAGCCGCCGAAGCTGTTAGCTCAAGACAATCCACAATGAATATTGCAACAACATCAACAGTTCCAGCTTCAGGAATTTGTTATGTTCCTTTTGCAAATACATCAACTGGATCGTCTCAACTGTTAACCAATACTGCATTCTTTTACAACAATAATACCAATGTGCTTAATGTAACTGCTACGGCTGCTTACTATGCAGATTTGGCAGAGCGTTATGAAGCAGATGCCGAGTACGGAGAAGGTACAGTTTTAGTTATTGGCGGAGCCAAAGAAGTTACAACTACTGATCAATTCGCTGATACAAGGGTAGCGGGTATAGTGTCTACAAACCCAGCCTATTTAATGAATAAAGACGCTGGAAATGACAAAACTCACCCTGCAATTGCCCTAAAAGGCCGGGTTCCTTGCAAAGTTACGGGGTATATTAAACGAGGTGACCTAATTGTTACTAGTAGTGTACCTGGCTATGGATGTGCGGCAAGTTCTGTATCTGCTGGAGCAGTAATAGGAAAAGCCCTGGGATCGCAATCCGAGGGCTTTGGGGTTATAGAAGTTTTAGTAGTTTAAACAGCCATTGGAGCTTTAATAGCTTCGTGGCTTTCATAGCCCACCAACTCAATATCAGACATTTCAAAATCCCAAACTGTATCCACTTCTGGATTTAGTTTTAATGTGGGTAACGGTAATGGCTTACGGCCTAACTGTTCTTTAACTTGATCAAAATGGTTATTATAAATGTGAGCATCGCCCACAGTAATAATTAAATCACCAACTTCCAAATTACATGCTTGTGCAATCAAATGCGTTAACAAGGCATATGATGCAATGTTGAATGGCATTCCCAAGAACATATCAGCACTACGTTGATACATTTGGCAACTTAGTTTACCATTGTTAACATAGAACTGACTCATGATATGACATGGAGGTAGTGCCATTAAATCTAGCTCTCCTGGATTCCATGCTGTCATGATGTGACGTCTGCTATAAGGATCTTCTTTGATACCATTGACCAGTTCAATCAACTGATCATGATTTTGAAGAACAACTTTGTTGATACGTACTAAGGGCTTGCGCCACTTGCGCCATTGTACACCGTAGATTCTACCTAAGTCACCTGCATGGCGTTGCAGTTTTTTGCTAGTCCAATAAGGTGCTGTAGCGTTGTCAGTCCAAATAGTTTTCTTGTCAGTGTAACGTTCGCCATGTAAGATTTCTCTTAAACGAAGTTCATCTCCACTGCCTTCAATAAACCAAAGTAGTTCACTAACACAGGCTTTCCATGCTAGTTTTTTAGTAGTAACTGCTGGAAAACCTTCTGTCAAATCAAAACGCATTTGAAGACCAAAGATACTACGTGTACCTGTTCCTGTACGATCAGGACGGTCGTCACCGTTTTCTAAAATGTTTTTAAGTGCGTCTAGGTAGACTTTTTCTGGATGTGTCATTCAGCGTCCGTTACTACTTCTTTTTTCTTCTTGCTTTTTGGAGGATCAATTGCATCTGCTTGTTTACGTAATACTTGTGCTTGCTTGAACAAAGCATCAGCACGTGAACGCATTTCAGCAGGAGTTAATTCTACATCAGCGACTGTTTCTGGTTGTGCAGGAGTTTCAACTGCATCATCACCTGCGTTTACACTGGCGCTAGTTGTTTTAGTTGGGTCGTCCTTACCAAATCTACTAGGCTTTGGATTAGGATTAAACCCATCTGTAACTGCCAACTCATCGACAGTAACGCCTTTTTGTTGAGCAATCAATGCGTTCAATTCGCTCAACACAATCTCTGCATTAGGACCTTGAACCATAATTACACCATTTGTGGGAACCTTTTTAAGTTGACCACGTTTGTGTAATGCTTCCAACATATTGGAACCATCTGAGAATTTACGAATAGCAAGGATGTCTGCTAGTTCATTTGCTTGTTGGCCACTTACGTCTTGGACAACGGTCATTAAAGAATCGTGCCATGAATCGCTTAGTGTGCCAGTTCCTATTACCAATGCACTACCAGAATCACCAGGTAATGTACGATAGGCAACTACGACTTTTGCGCCGTTGTTTTTCATTTTACCTACGTGCTTCATAAAGTTCTCCTTATTGAGCGGCTGGGGCTTGATCGGCTGGTGCTACTGCGTTCAAGAATGTGTTCAAACGGTCAAATACTGCGCCTACTGAACTAGCTTCTGCGGCACCAAATGCGCCACGACGTGATGCCAAATCAACAATAGCACGAAGATTTTGTAAATCTGCAATGCTCAATTGTGGAGCAGGTTGTTGTTGTTCTGGAGTAACGTCTCCGCCTACTGCTGGACTTGCTACTTGTGCTTGATCTTCACTCATTTTTATTTCCTTTTATGATTTATGAATGTATGGACAACCTAAAGAAAACATTGTTAGTTCTTTCGGGTCTTCCATCCCTACTTCCTTTGCCTCGGTTAACTTGTTGTTGTCATCTAAGGTAAAGGTTGTTTTTATTGCATACCTACTATTTAAGTTATGTGAAATCCATTGATCCAACATTCTGATATCTATGTCAGGATGTTTTAACATAATCGTGCTGAAATGTTTTGGGATAAAACTTAATCGTCTCAATCCCAAAACATTCAAAGGATTTACTTCTCCTCTTGCCAATGACATACTTACTCTTTGTAATAAGCAGTTTGACCAAAAGGAGCAACAATAGTATCGTTGCCGTGGATGATGAACAGGCTTTCGCAGTAGTTCTCGTCGCCCCAGCTACCACATGGATACCCGTCAGTAAACATAATGAAGCGTTTTGGCTCAATGCCTTCTTCCTTCATAAAGTCATAGCAAGCATCAAAATCAGTACCACCACCACCTTTGGGTTCATATTCCATGATCTCATCGGCGTTGTCACCAGTAAATTTGACATAGTTATAAACTTCTGTGTCAAAGCAGAACAAGTCCAATTTAAAGTCCTTGTATTCTTCCATGATGCCTTTAACTTCACTCAAAAAGTCTTGAGCTTGTTTATTGCTAATACTACCAGACATGTCAATTGCTACAGACACATCAATAGTTTCTTCGTTCATCATACCTGGCAAGATAGCACCGCAATGTTGGCTCTTGCGGTTAGGGCGGCTGAAACTAAAATTGCTCTTAAGAATACTTTGGATATTCATACGCAACATCTGACGCCAATCCATTTTAGGCTCAGTAAACGACTGAATAAAGCGTTGTACACCTGCTGGTACTTTGCCAGCACCTGCGGCTTGCGCGGCCGCAACCATTGCTTCTTTGATCTCATCACGGATCTGTTTCTTTTCTTCTTCAGTTAAACGTGGACGACCTTTGCCGCTACCGTCAACTTCTTCACCGTCTTTGTCGTCACCATTGCCATAACCGTCATCGTCACCGTCACCGTCCAAGTGCTCGTCTAGCAGTTCGCCTAATTCAGACATGTTAATTTTAGTGGCCTTTGAGTAAAGGTCATCGTAAATTTCTTCGTAGCTCATGCCACGATACTTGTTATCTTGGAAAATTTTGATAAAATTCGGAACATCACCAATGCGTTCATCTTTTAAAATTTGATTAACAGCATAGTCGGCGGCAATATTTGACAATTGAGGTTCACGTCCATCACGACGTCCCAAATGGTCAAACACATTATGCAGTACTTCGTGTGCAAATCCAAATTCGCATTCACGAACAGACAGCTTATTGACAAAGTCATTGCTGTAATAAAAATTACGACCATCAGTGGCCAATGTATTACACCAATCTGAAGCATCGATTAGCTTCATACGAGTAGCCATATTGCCAAAGAATGGATGACGCAACAATAATCCAATGCGAGCAGTAACAAGTTTTTCAATAATCTTGTTCTTTTCAATTTGCGTGAACTCTTTGCGCTCTTGTTTTGCGGTGTCTTTGTTAACAGTTGATGTTTTATTGGACATATGTATTCCTGTTTAAAAGTATATTATACATGAATTTATTTAACATGTCAATAAAAAAGCCCTTTCGGGCCTTTTTATTCCATAGCCTGTATGATAAATTTTCCATACTTGTCGTGGAAGCGATCAAAGTTCTTCAATTTAGACGCATCAAACGGCAGTTGATACGATGTGAGAGCAACTTTTGCTCCCATAACAACCAATTCTGTTGGGAAATTGTCCATCATAAATCCAAAGAAGCAGTCAGCTTGGGAATCCCAATCTTTGGCTTTCTTTTGGTCGGCAGTTTGCAACTCATAGCACATGGACACAGTCAAAGAGTACATCGCAGAAATTTCTTTGATATCACACTTATTAACCTTGCCACTCAAAATATCTTCTGGCTTAGGCATTTGTTTAGCAACACGGCGGTGTGCCATGAACTTAACAGCAAGGCCTTCACCGATTGCACCAGCAACCAAATCAGTCAATGTGCCTTCTGGCAAGTCATCGTCTTTAAGCAATTCGCTAACAAATGACCAGCTACGTGGAGTAGCAAACGCACGGCTTGAGCTCTTAGGATCAAAGTCATACAAGTCTTGTTTTGCAAAACCAACATAACCAACAACTTGTTCATGGACCTTGTTGTTAACAGCCCATTCCAACCAGTCATCGTAATCGGATTTCAGTTCCAAGTGAACAAACCGGTTAGCCAACGGAGCAGGCATACGGTAAGTAACACCTTTGTCAGTTTCACGGTTACCTGCGGCAACAATGCTAACACCTTTTGGCAGTACATAAGTACCAACACGACGATTCAAAACTAACTGGAAAGCAGCCGCTTGTGTAGCAGGAGCCGCAGAGTTAAGTTCGTCCAAGAACAAGATAGCAGTAGACTCTGGGTCAGTGGGCAATTCTGCTGGAGGTGCCCAGCTCATTGTATTTGCTGTAGAGTTGTAATAAGGAATACCTTTAATGTCAGTAGGTTCCCACAAACTCAAACGAACGTCAATAACTTCACGATCGTTCTTATCACCAATTTGTTTAACAATATCGGATTTACCAATACCTGGAGGGCCCCACATAAACACGGGACGTTGAATTTTAATACACTTTTCTAGGCTACGTTTAGCTTCGTTAGGTGTAACTGTACGATTTGAACTAATTTGCTCTGCCATGATCAATCTTTCTGTGAATTTAAAAAATATTGAACTGTACTGTACTGTTTCAATATGTATTAATTATACAGCGGTCTTGTGTGATTGTCAAGTGGGCAATTTAGGTTTTTTAGCTTTTGCCGCAGTAAATCTAGTGATGTTACCAGAAAACAACACTAATTGTATTGCCATGTTTTCGTTGAAAACAAAGATTTCTTTTTTGGTTACATACCATGGGCAGTTGATAAACTGGTCTAACCAAATAATTAATTGGCTAGTGTATTCGACTGGCTCATCAAACATGACTTGATGTGCTTTGATATGTGCGGTTAATCTGGCAAACCCTTCGTCCGTTAACCGTAATCCGCCTTTTTCTTTTTTTCGTGGGTTATACCACCAAGAGGATATCAATTTTCTTATGGATTTATCATCCGTGGGTAAATTAAATTGCTCTGCAATGTATTTGGTTATTTCAATCTTCTGATTCATTGGTTAACTTCTCACCAGTAACCAATTTAAAGACAGAAAAATCTTGACAATTGAACTGTTTATTAAGTTTTTCTGCAAGATTATGTGCGTGACCAGCATTTGAAAACGATACTTTTTTATACTTTGGACCTACTTTTTGTACTACTATACTACCAGTCTTCAAATTAATAGGTTTGTCTTTATAAAAAACTGCCCAAATGGCCTCGGCTTCTAGAACTTGTTCAGTTTTATAAGTCTTTTTATTGGTTAATTCTAATAATACATTGGGCTTTGGTCTGCTCATATACGCTCCATAAGTGCGTATATATTTATTAAAAACTGTTAAAACTTCCACCGTCCATTTTAATTACAATCGTTTCATCGCTGGTAGAAGGTCCGCTAGCTAGACGTGTCATAACTAAAGAAAGACTATTCTGTAAGTCTGTTGCATCTTTAATTGATAAGGTAACAGACTTTTGATTGCTTTTAATAGCAATTCTTGTAAGGTTTAGAAAGTTTTCAATTGGTAATGTGTTTAATGTAGTCATGATTTATTGGCTTTACTAAGTGCAATCCTTGATTCTTCTTCAGTTTTCCAAGGACCGCCATATGGATATCTTTCAAGAGTGATTAATTTAGGGCAAAAACTTCGAACCCACCCCTTACTAAATTTAATAATATAATGTCCTGCACAATGCTGACTTTTACTTTTAGGACGTTTTGTATATAACGGTAATTTCTTTTGAACATTGTATAATGGTTCAAATGGTTTAGTTTTGCATGGATAGTCGTATATACTAAATCCAGCAGTATCAGGCATATCTTTTTTGATTTTCTTGATACTATCCTCAAACAATGCAATACCTACAGCAGATTTAACCTCGGCCAATGTCTTAAAAGGCATAGCTCTACCATTATTTAGAACCAGGTACCCCTTTTTAACTTTGGAAATAGAACCAATCTTGGTATCTCCACTTTTAATTAACCATTCTTTCTCTGGAACTAATACTTTTGCATTTGTTGTCATATTATACATACCTCGCATTTAATGGCTCTGCATAACTTGTTACTTGTTCACTAATCTTTTGCATATCAAATTCTGCACAAAATTTTAGTAATCTAACACCAACCTGCGGAATATTCTTTTCTGCTGTTGTGGCAGTATTGATAGTATCGTCGATTAACTTTCTAATATCATCAGGTTGTGCAGACAAGTCGCACAATAATACATTTCGCATGTAATCATCTAACACACGATGCTCGACACCTTCGTGATCAGTCCACTTTTGGAGCATGAGATTGTTCCAAGAATATCCTTTTGAAGTTCTATCAGCAAATGCTTCTTGTAGGCCAACTTTATTCTTTGTTCCTTTAGTACGAACGCCGGGATACGCACTAAAGATATTGTCTGAAGTATCGCCACGCATACATTTTTCAAAAAGTAACCAAGTGGGATCTGGAGCAGGCTTTTCTTGTTTAGTTTTCTTATCAACAACACGCTTGCCCTTTGCATCAAAATATCCTTCGTGTGTTGTAGTGACTTCCATTACACCATTATATTGTTTGACGTTTGGTGCAATCAATTGTGCAAAATCCCCATCTGTCGAAATAATCACGTGGTTATCATCTGGATGTGCTTGAATAAAGCCTGCAATTAAATCATCTGCTTCAAGTTGTTGATGCTGTAATACTGTGCAATTTGTTTTGGTAGTAATAAAATCTTTAAATTGATCAAATGTTTCCCAAAATACACGTTCTTCTTCTTGTTCGCTAGGACTCATTGCCGCACGACCTTCAGCACGTTGTCGTTTATATGGAGGATAATGATCTTTGCGCCACGAGCGACCTTCTAAACAGAAAACTACATGGTCACCTTTAAAGTCTTTCCATGCTTTTCGTACACTACCTAAAACAGTATGAATACTCATACCTACTTTATCTTCTAAACTACCACGAATAACGTGGCGAGCACGGAAGAATGTATTTGCTGTGTCTACGAGAATATATGTTTTATTCATTAACTAACTTCCGTTTTACCATTACCTAAATTATTAACATTGATAAAGCCACTTCCACGGCGACTCATATCAACCCCTTCTTCACTTCCAACATTACGGCAAAGCTCGGTGAACCATTCATCAACAACTGCTTCATCTGTTTCACCAATGTATCCTGCTGTACGTAATTGTAACACAAAATACTCATTCCAATCAAGCTCAAAGAATCCATTTCGAATGTTTTCTGGATTGACGTGAGTATCCAATACTGCTACCCAAGGCTCTTTCTTTTCTGTAGCAATCTCTTTTGGAGTCTTTGTTATTTCAGTAAGTTTTTCTTCTAATTTTTTGGCAGTTTCTTGAGCGGCCTTAGCTTCTTCTTCAATTTTATCAATACCAAAAATCTTTTTAACAAAATTTTTCATTAAGTACCCCACTCATTTTTAAACAATGGAACTTGCAGTCTATCGCTATATCTCCACCCGCGCTTCATTGCGGCAAGGGCAACAGATTTAGCATTGAGAGTATATACAGACTCAACACCGCCAACAGGCATAAGGTATATGTGACCTGTAAAGCCAGCCGCTCTAAATTCGTTAACTGCTCGTTCTGCATCTTTAACATCCTCTTCTGTTGATACTACAAACTTCAAATATACTGTACCGTATTCTTCATATTTACAAACTACTTCGGGCTTGATAGCATCTGCCCATGATTCGCCGCTTGCTGGAAGTTTAGCACTTACACTAAAAGTAATTTCTCTCCAAAAATCTTTATCGCTATGATATTTCCATGTATGTAGATATTGTTTAAACTCGTCGGTTAATTGTTGAGTACCGTTGGTCTCAAAAGTAATTTCTTTAAGATTTTGCATCTTAGGATGATTTAACAAGTCTGGATAAGCACGTTGCCAACCTAACAACGGTTCTCCGCCTGTAATAACAAGATGTTCATCTCTCCATTCACCGTGTGGAATAATTCCCATAATACGTTCGGCGATGGCATCTGACGTTAACATAGGGCTCAGATCTTTAAAGTCAGGATGCCAACTAGCGTAACTATCACAACCAGTTGACACTAGCGGCAACTCTTCATATTTTGTAAACATGTGAGCCACAGTAGCGATGTCTTCTGCTTCTGTGCTTAGTTTGCCACGTGGCATACCAAATCCTGCACAGCGGAAATTACAGCCGAAAGTTCTTAAGAACACTGACGGCACGCCCATATAGCGACCTTCTCCTTGTACGCTATAAAATAACTCTGCGACCTTAATTTTGCTCATATATGTTTGACCATTTCTTTAGTTTTTCTATTTTAGCATATTTTGCGGCTTCTAAACAAGCCCCTGACACTACACCCATTTCTTTTAAGATATCGATCATTGCTAACATGTCGCCTAATTCTTCTTCAAGGTGCTCTCTGTTTGTTTTTGGTTTACCTGGTTTAAAGTTATCAATACCAAACCGGCTAATTTTACTTACTGCTTGGATTACTTCTGCACATTCTTCTTGCAAAATATCCATTACTTCTTTTGTTTTTGCGTCCATCTTAATCCTAGATTAAATACTGTTATTAGTATAATACTTATATTTAGGTTTGTCAACACCATATGAATAATTTAATAACCGATATACATTGGGATCTTAACGACTATTGTAAATCAGAATGTAGTTATTGTCCCACAAGGTTACGGGGAGGACCTGAGCCACATGAAACTAAAGATTATGTCCGAGTAGCCAATTTATTAATTGATGCATACACTACAATGGGCAGACAAATAAATTGGACATTCAATGGCGGCGAGCCTTTGGATATGGATGATATTGTTGTATTATTAAAATTGTGTAGAACCAATGGTACAAGTCTAACATTAAACACTAATGGTGGTAAACTTTGGATGGACTGGTGGGCGATTGAGCCATATGTTGATAATTTAATTCTAACTTATCATTATTGGCAAAATCCTAATTTAATGAAATATATTATTGATACATTTCAAAATAAAAATAAAAAATTTAGTGTAACTGTGCCTATTAGACCAGACGGGTTTGAAGAAGATATGGCACGAGCTAAAGAAATTGAAACTAATCACAACATAAAAGTTAATAGATCTTCCTTATACAATTATGCTGATCGTGGCGCTGGCATGTTTAATTACACTAGAGATCAACTATATTTGATGTCAGGTATGACTCCGCCTAAACCGCCCCCACCTAAGCCACCTGCCCCTCCAGTACCAATTGTTAAACCAATTGTGGTAGTTCCTCCACCACCTCCCCCTCCACCACCTCCCCCTCCACCCCCATTAGTGAAGGAACAAATAAAGGAACAAACAACTACTTGGATTGAAAGACATCAAGAAAAGATTAATACCAATCCTGTGTATACTGGTCAATTGTGTAATGTTGGAATTGAAAAATTAATTATTACACATCAAGGATGGGTAAGTGGTAGCGATTGCGGCAACCAGCCATTAGGAAATATTTGGAATGATGGATGGCTTCCACCAACAGGCCCGCAAGTTTGTACTATGCAGGCCTGTGTTAGTAAGTCAGATCAGAAAATTACGAAATTTTCTGCGACTGTTCATTAAGATATTGTTCGTAGTGAATCCACTTGTTGTTGACAAGGAATCCCCATTCACGTTTTTTGGGACCAACAAAAAATAGTGTCCAAGGAGTAACACCTTCTTTTAGTTCAATGCGATGGAAAGTATGTGTGTTACCACGACGGAATGATCCAGCGCCACGCCATACTCTTACTTCAGAAGTCTTTTTACCTTGGTCATCAAATTGAGCGATCCATTCATAATAACCACCTTTTAAAATAATGGTAAAATAATTCCAAGGATGATCATGTACATCGTCTGGATCTGATTTTAAGAACTTGTGTAAGAATACATTGTATGGAAATGTAATACGTTCTTTAAATAGAACATAATATCTTTCTAGATATGGATCTTGATCTTGGCGGTCCATAATAATACGTTTACGGCCATGACGATCTAAAAAATTTAAAAATTTTTCAGTAAATTTTGACATGAGAAAAATCTTTCTGTTAAGTCTTGAGTTTGTTTACGAAGTGTTGGCAAAAACTTTTCATAATTATTCATGTACTGAATAATCTTATCACATAGCAATGGACGGTGTGCTTGATATGCATCAAATGATTCAGTCCATTCGCTTGGATACTTAAATGTTTCGTAAGCCATTTCGCCGTAGCTTAATCGATCTGGAACTAAAGGAATTGCATCTACAATAGCACCTTCATACCAACTAATACCAAGTGTCTCCTGCAAGTTTGCACTAAACACCATTTTTGATTCACCTAACAAATTATGATATTCATTTTTTGTTAGTTGTTGATCTTGACACACTATAAATTCATACTGCGGCAAGTGCGTAGCCAAGTCTCTAAATATTTCCACTTGTTTCTCGGGTGCTACACGATGTGGGAAAAGAATTAAGTCACGCTTGGGCATATTCTTATACATTGTTAATGTATCTTCCATATACTCCATAGGCCAACCTGTGCGACCTATTTTTTTATCGTCTAGCCATTGTTTAACATCGGCACGTTCTGGCACAGGAGTGCTGGATTGAATACCATTGTTAAGCAAGTTAGTAAAAAACATTTCAATATGAAAGTCTGTAGCAAAGTAGTTATGATCAAATGCGTGAAAATAACTTTTCTCAGCGTGACGGACCCAAGGTTTATCTCCGACTAAGCGTCCAAGGAAGTCTTGAGGATCATAACTACCGGCGTGCCATAAGCCATGCGTGACTACTGGAATGTTCAGTAGTTCACTCATGTACTTTAAGTTTATGATACCAGGATGCCAAGCATCAGTAAACAAAAAATGATCGCCTGGCTTAACTGCTCCGGCACAAAATAAACGACCCATCTGCTCCACTTGAGCTGACTTATATATATTGGTACCACCAAAATTAAGGAAAGCACCAGGAGTAGTGGCATTAGGAATATCCGTAGGGCCAGATATAATTTGAACATTGTG